GAACTGGAAACACTTAAACAGGTAAGAGAACTTTCTGCAAAAGTTAATGTAGATAAACTTCTAAATCAAGAATTGAATTTAGAACCTTTAAAAAAAGTAAACTTAACTATGACTGCAAATGGAGCACTTTACCGCAGAGTAAAAGGTATGCTTCCAGAGTTGATGGAGAAGATGTATAATGAGCGAGTCATCTTTAAGAAGAAGATGATTGTGGCAAAACAGGAATATGAAAAGAAAAAGACAAAAGCATTGGAAAAGGAAATTGCCAGATGCAATAACATTCAAATGGCAAAGAAGATTTCTCTTAACTCTGCTTATGGTGCTATCGGCAATCAGTACTTCCGTTATTACAAATTAGAAAATGCCGAGGCAATCACTCTTTCGGGGCAAGTTTCTATTCGCTGGATTGAAACCAAGATGAATGCCTATATCAATAAACTTCTTAAGACTGAGGATGTAGATTATGTTATTGCTTCTGATACCGATTCCATTTATCTTAATATGGGCCCTGTGGTTGAGGCTGTATTCAAGGGAAGAGAGAAAACTACTGAAAGCATTGTCTCGTTCCTTGATAAGGTCGCTTCGTTGGAACTTGAGAAGTATATTGAAGGTGCTTACCAAGAACTGGCAGACTATGTAAATGCTTACGATCAGAAGATGCAGATGAAGCGGGAGAATATTGCCGACCGTGGAATCTGGACTGCCAAGAAGCGTTATATTCTGAACGTCTGGAATAGTGAAGGAGTAGCATATACAGAACCCAAACTCAAGATGATGGGTATTGAGGCTGTTAAATCTTCTACTCCAGCACCTTGCCGCCAGATGATTAAGGATGGTTTGAAACTGATGATGAGTGGAACAGAAGAGCAGGTGATTGAGTTTATTGATGAGTGTCGTGCTAAGTTCAAAAAACTTTCACCAGAACAAATTTCATTTCCTCGTTCTGTGTCTGATGTTAACAAGTATCAATCTTCTTCAACCATTTATACCAAGGGAACACCTATTCATGTTCGTGGAGCACTTCTCTTTAATCATTACGTTAAGGAAGCAAAACTAACAAATAAATATTCACTTATTCAGAATGGCGAAAAGATTAAGTTTGTCTACTTGAAAAAACCGAATACTATTCATGAGAATATTATCTCATTCATTCAAGAGTTTCCTAAAGAACTTAATCTTGACAAATTTATTGACTATGAATTACAATTTGAAAAAGCATTTCTAGAACCACTCAAATCAATTCTTGATGCTATTGGGTGGAACGTAGAAAAAACAGTAAACCTTGAATTATTTTTCTCTTAATGGAATTACCAATCACTGACAAAGAACTGGATACAATTATTAGTGCTCTTGGTGTGGGAGGTGATGCTGCACTTTATAAAAAACTTAAAACTGTAAAAGAAGTCAGGAATACAAATCCTGATTATTATAAAAAAATCTTACGCGAAGAATACGGGATGGTAATTTGATGGATTTTCTTAAAGATATTGTAAAAGAAATTGGCGATGACTACACAGAGTTGGCATCAGACATTGATGAGACTGAAACTTATGTGGACACGGGTTCATACATCTTTAATGCTCTTGTCAGTGGGAGTATCTTTGGTGGTGTATCTGGTAACAAGATTACTGCAATCGCAGGTGAAAGTTCTACGGGAAAGACTTTTTTCAGTCTGGCTGTCGTTAAGAATTTTCTTGATAGTAATCCTGATGGATATTGTCTCTATTTTGATACTGAAGCAGCAATCACTAAATCACTTCTAGAAAGTCGTGGTGTTGATACGAAACGTCTTGTGGTTGTCAGAGTAGTTACAATTGAAGACTTTAGAAATAAGGCACTGAAAGCAGTAGATATATATCTTAAGTCACCAGTGGATGATCGCAAACCTTGTATGTTTGTATTAGATTCTCTGGGTATGCTTTCTACTGATAAAGAGATTACTGATGCCCTAAATGAAAAGCAAGTCCGAGATATGACCAAATCTCAACTTGTGAAAGGTGCATTCCGAATGCTTACACTTAAACTTGGTCAAGCAAAAATTCCAATGATTGTAACCAATCATACCTACGATGTCATCGGTTCCTATGTTCCTACTAAAGAGATGGGTGGTGGTTCTGGTCTTAAGTACGCCAGTTCTACTATTGTGTATCTCAGCAAGAAAAAAGAAAAAGATGGAACAGAAGTCATTGGAAACATTATCAAAGCAAAGACTGCTAAGTCGCGTTTGAGTAAGGAAAATAAGGATGTTGAGATTCGTTTATTTTATGATGAACGTGGTCTTGATCGTTATTATGGACTTCTTGAATTGGGAGAACTTGGTGGACTTTGGAAGAATGTTGCAGGACGATATGAAATGGATGGCAAGAAAATCTATGCCAAAGAAATCCTAAAAGATCCAGAAAAATATTTTACTCCAGAAATAATGCAAGCTCTTGACGAAACTGCACGAAAAGAGTTTAGTTATGGGTGATTGTATTAAAGTTATTAAAACTAAAATTGATACAAAAAAAATAATTCACCAATTAGAAAAAAATCCAAAAGACTGGGGATCTCAACAAAAACTTAAAAATGTGGAACTTAAAGATCCACATACTCATATAACAACAGTTGATGTTCTTCAGTTAATAATGGGTGGTATTGAAAAACCAGATGAGATTGTTGGTGATACTGAGATTTGTATTAAGACACCGGCATATGAACATCACAGTGAAATAAGAAAAATACTCAAAAAGTATTTTAATAAAATTGATAGATGTGGATTTCTTTCCCTTCCAGTTGATGAAATTGTTGGTGCCCATATTGACGAAGGAACTTATTACCTGACAAGAGATCGTTACCATTTATCAATTTCCGGCAGGTATCAATATTTTGTTGGAAATGAGAGTATAATAGTAGAACCAGGAACTCTTTTTTGGTTTGATAATAAACAACCTCATGGTACAGTTAATATTGGAGATGAAGTTAGGATTACTTTTGTTTTTGATGTTCCACATTACCCTGATAACCCACAGCACAAAATAGATGGATAAAGTTGAATTTTTGATTCTAAGAAATTTTTTACATAATGAACAATATACAAGAAAGGTTATTCCTTTTGTTAAACCAGAATATTTTGAAGAAACGAATCAAAAAATTGTATTTCAGGAAATATTAAATTTTATTCAAAAATACAATCAACTTGCCACAAAAGAAGTTCTTTCTATTGAGGTAGAAAAACGCACAGATATTAATGAAGATAGTTTCAAACAAATTTTGAATCTGATTGAATGTCTTGATAATGTGCCCACAGAATTTGATTGGTTAGTTGATACTACCGAAAAGTGGTGCCGTGATCGTGCCATTTATTTGGCTCTGATGGAATCAATTCATATTGCCGATGGTAAAGATGAAAAGAAAAATCGTGATAGCATTCCATCAATCTTATCTGATGCTCTTGGAGTATCTTTTGATACCGCAATCGGACACGATTATCTGTTAGACTATGAAAAAAGATATGAAACCTATCATAGAAAGGAAGAAAAAATTGAATTTGACTTGGAGTTTTTTAACAAGATCACAAAAGGTGGTCTACCTAATAAGACTCTCAATATCGCTCTTGCTGGTACGGGTGTCGGAAAAAGTCTCTTTATGTGCCACGTTGCTGCTTCCGTCTTATTGCAAGGCAGGAACGTTCTCTACATCACTCTTGAAATGGCAGAGGAAAGAATTGCTGAAAGAATTGACGCAAATCTTTTGAATATTCCGATTCAACAATTGAATGAATTGCCAAAATCTATGTTTGAGAGTAAGGTAAATAGTCTGGCAAAGAAGACACAAGGAACTCTAATTATTAAAGAGTATCCTACTGCTTCTGCACACGCAGGACACTTCAAGTCACTTCTTAGTGAACTTGCACTTAAGAAATCATTTAGACCTCATATTATTTTCATTGACTACCTTAACATCTGTGCTTCCAGTAGGCATAAAGCAAATGGTGCTGCCAATTCTTATTCTTATATCAAATCAATTGCAGAAGAACTTCGGGGACTCGCAGTTGAGTTTAATGTTCCAATTGTTTCCGCTACTCAGACTACTCGTGGTGGTTATGGCAATTCTGATGTTGAACTTACTGATACTTCTGAATCCTTTGGTTTGCCTGCCACTGCTGATCTTATGTTTGCTCTTATTTCAACTGAAGAATTGGAAGGACTTGGGCAGATACTTGTTAAACAATTGAAGAATAGATATAATGATCCAACAATGAATAAAAGATTTGTTGTTGGTATTGATAGAGCTAAAATGAGATTATATGATGTTGAACAAAATGCTCAACAAGATATTCTTGACAATGGTAAGGATGAGAAGTATAATGATGAAGAAAAGAAACCAAAAAAATCATTCGAGGGATTTAAATTCTAATGGCAAATATTGATCCGGCAAAGTATATTGAATTTGTCCGTCAGACAACAAGTGAAGCAAGTAGTGATTTTGCAGCACTTCTTGCTCGTCTAACAGAACTGGAACTTGCTGATGCTAATGTTCCTCGTCTTCTTACTGCGGCATTTGGAGTGTCTGCCGAAGCAGGTGAATTAGTTGAAATTGTAAAGAAGATGTTTCTTCAAGGAAAACCTTATACCGAAGATAATATTATTCATATGAAGAAAGAGGCAGGAGATATTCTCTGGTATATGTCCCAACTTTGTATTGCTCTTGATACCACCTTTGAAGAATTGATGGAAATCAACTATCAAAAACTATCTGCAAGATATCCTGAAGGAACGTTTGATGTTCATAGAAGTGAAAATCGTGTAGTTGGAGATATTTAATTTATAAATAACTACAAAAGTATTTTTTTATAACAATGGATTTAAGCATTTTTAGAGGTCTCAACGAAGCATATTCTGCAGTCTATGATGAAGACATCAGAAATGAGTTAGAAGAAATGTCTGATGATTTTGCTGGAGTTGAATATCTTTCTGATGAAGAACTTGACGATATTGTAGATGAAACAATTGGAGAAATGCTTGATGAAGGATATAATTTTGGTGAAGTTGAAGATCTTCTTGAAGGAGTTCTTTTAGAGTTGAATCCATATGCCCCTGCCGGATCTGCAGCGGCAAAGCAATATCAGAAATCGGCAAGTTCAACTAAAAAATCAGCAGAAAGATCTGCGGCAAGAGCAGCAACCGTTGCTAGAGTAAAAGATGCAGTAACCGGTGCTATTGGAAGACTGAAAGGAGCAGCAAAATCTGCTGTTGGAAAGGCAAAAGAAGCAGGGAGATCTGCCAAATTCAATGTTGTTGATAAACCAGTTGCATCATATGCAGCAAGTAGAAATCTTCATCCCGCTCCAGGTATGGCAGCAAGATCTAAAGATCCTGAAAAGAGAAGAGGATTAAGAGCAAAGGTTGTTTCTGATATTGCATCTAGAGTTAAGGGAAAAATTACATCTGCAGTAGATAAGGTAGCATCTGTTACACGTAAAGCTAAACAAAAGGCAGCATCTGCTGCAGTTTCTGGATATGCGGCTGGACGTGTTGCGGCACAAACAGCTTCTGATGCTGCAAATAGAGCGGGGCAAGGGGCAAAGAATGCTGCAGCAAGAACATCAAGAAATGTTAAAAGTGCTGTAGGAAAAACTGCTAGAGCAGCTTCTTCTAGTGCAGGAAATCTTGCCTCAAGACTTGGAGAAGAAGTTGATGTTTACGACATCATTCTTTCACATCTTCTTGATGAGGGATATGCTGATAGTTATGAAGCAGCAGAAAGCATTATGGTAAATATGAGTGAAGAGTGGAGAGAAGATATTCTTGATGAAGCATATCAAGAACCAAGATTTGGAAAAAAAGATTATATTAAAAAACTCTCCAAGGGAGGTGGTATGGGAATGGGAACTCCAGAAGACCCTCACGGTTATAGAGACCGAAAAATGGCAAAAGTGGGTGCTGAATTTTCAAAGAGAAAAACTGCTGCTGCGAAAGCAAATAAAACTGGAGAACCAGATAGTTATAGGGTAGAAAAAGAAGCACAATCAAAAAGACGCTGATACCACTTCCAAAACTGGCACACTGACCCCCGCAAGGGGGTTTTATAATGTTTTTATCGGGGTGTTCGTATAACGGTTATTACTCTGGATTTGCATTCCAGCAATAAGGATTCAATTTCCTTACACTCCATTATAAATAGAGAGTAGTAGAGTTGCTATTCTAAAATGGGTAAAAAAGTTTATGATTGGGATATAATATCTGCAGATTATAATTCTGGATTGGCGTATCGTGATTTGCATAAGAAATATGGTATTAGTGCTGGTGCTATTGCAAAGGCAAAGAAAAGAGGAGATATAGAATCAAGAACTATCAGTGAAGGACTTAGAATTAGGTATGAAAATAATCCAAAAGAGTTAAGTGATTTTGGGACACATAGAGTATGTAAGTGTTGTAATAAAAGAAAAGAAATAAAAGATTTTAGAATTGCAAATAGAGGAAAGCAAAATTATTATAGATGGATGTGCTTCTCTTGTGAGATGGTTGTATTGGATAAAAGAAGAGACGATTACAAAAAAGAATTTTTAAATTATAAAAAAACATTATCTTGCAATAAATGTGGAAATAATGATTATAGAGTTCTTCAGTTTCATCATATGAATTCTGATAAAGAATTTAATGTCTCTTCAAAAATAGGACAAAGAAAACTTTCTTCTTTGATGAAAGAAATTGATAAGTGTGAAGTGTTATGTGCGAACTGTCATTCTATAGAACATTATACGGGAGCATAAATTTATAAAAATATTGGGAAATAAATAAAGGTATAGTAACAAACAATATGAAAAGTTTTTTCCGATTTTTGACTGAGGCGGGTGCATCACAGGCATCGATGCAAGCACAAAAACTCAATCTCAAAAGTGACGGACACGGTGAATGGGTAGATTCTCGTGGAGAGGTTGTTGCAAAGACAGAAAAGGGAAAATTGGTTTTTTATAATCAAAAACAGAAAGCAGGTGAGCAAGATCCAAATCAAGTTAGAACTCCTGCAAATCAACAAGTAATAGCAACTCAAAATAAAGCACCTGGCGCCGCCGCTCCTGTTCCTGCACCAAGAGCAGTAGCACCTGCACCTAAACAACAATCGGCCGCAGATGGTGATACTCTGACGATTGTATTTGGAAGATTTAATCCACCAACAATTGGACACGAAAAACTTCTGAAGGCAGCAAATAAGGCAGCAATTGGTGGTAATCTTAAAATCTATCCATCAAGAACTCAAGACTCTAAAAAGAATCCACTGGATGCAAGCACAAAGATTTCTTATATGAGAAAGATGTTCCCTGACTATGAGGAACAGATTATTAATGATCCTGATATGAGAACTATCTTTGATGTTCTTGTGAATGCCGATAAGGATGGATATGGAAATGTAAATATTGTTGTTGGTTCGGATCGCCAAGCAGAATTTGAAAATCTTGCTCAAAAGTACAATGGAGATCTTTATCAGTTTGATTTGATTCGTGTTATTTCTGCTGGTATGAGAGATGCAGATGCAGAAGGTGCAGAAGGTATGTCTGCATCTAAGATGCGTAAGGCAGTAATGGATAATGATTTTGATGCTTTCCGTAAAGGAACTCCAAAAACACTTGATGATGGTGATGTTCAGACTCTCTTTGATGCTGTTCGTCAAGGAATGCAAGTGAAGAAATCAAAAGTTAAAAAAGAATCCTATGAATTATGGGAGATTGCTCCAAAGTATGATATAAGTAATCTACGTGAAAATTATATAAAAGGAAGAATATTTAAAATTGGCGATATTATAGAGAATTTAAATACTGGATTGGTTGGCAATATCGTGCGTAGAGGAACCAATCACTTGATTTGTGTTACTGAAGAAAATAGAATGTTTAAATCTTGGATTAAAGATGTGATGGAATATACAGAAGTTAAGATGGATAGCGCACAAAGAACACCAGGAAAGCCAAATACATTAACTGGAACTCTTGGTGCATTTAAATATGCGGCAAAACAAACTCCTGGTGCAATTGGTACTGGTTCAGATAACCTTCAATCGGGTGGTAAGGCATATGCAATCAATTTTATAAATAAGTATAAGAAAATAAAAGAAAGCGTTTATTCAAATGTCTAATAATATTCTTAATGATATTTCAAGAGTATATCTGGAACAAATTTCAGAATCGGCAGTTCCCGGACAACCTGCAGAAAGACTTGGTGCAGTAAGTGCTATTCCTCAGGATGAGCGTGAAGCAGCAAGAAAAAGAACACTTGAAAAAGCAGCAGCATTGAGAGCAAAGAAAGGTATCACTCAAGAAGGTCTTGATCCAGTAGGTAAGGAAGATTCGGATATTGACAATGATGGTGTTCCAAATACAAAGAAAGATAAGTATTTGAAGCATCGTAGAGATGTAATCAAGCAAGAAATTTCAACTCAGAAAGAAGAAAAGGAAGTGAAAAAATGGTGGGATGATGATGGTGATGGAATAGGATATGAGGAAGGAGAAGTTTCTGGCAAGTTCAAGAAGAAAAAGAAAGTAAAAGAAGGTTTCTCAAATTGGAGAGATGATCTTCGTGAAGTTATTGACGTTGTAGACCATCAGGATAATGATAAAGAGATTGTAGAAAAATCTGTAAAAAATAAAATTAAAATCAATCCATCTATAACAGAAGCAATTCAAAATCTTGGTGGTGAATTAATTGAGATGATGGAACTTGACGAAGAATTTATTTTAGAGACTGTAGATATTTCCACGGAATATTTTTATGAGCAGGGATTAAATGAGTATGGACTTGATATTCTTATAGAGGATATGGGACTTGAAAATTTTGTTGATTTTGTGTTTGAAATTTCTGAGGATTATAATTTGTTTGAAGCAAGAACTTTAGTTGGAAAGAAAAAAAGTCCAAAAAAACTTCCAAAAGGAACTGCACCCTCAACGGCAACTAAGAAACAGGTTGCATCTCATGGAACAACAAGAAGACTATCATCGTTTTCTCCATCATCATCTGTTAAAAGAACATCTGTAAAAAAAGCAGTAGAAAAACAACCGGAACCAACGCAAGCGCAACCTAAAAGAACAGTAAAGGATAGAATTGCCAAAGGTATTCTTGGTGCTTTAAGTGCATATCAAAGTGGTATGGAACGTCACAGAGCAGCAACTGCAACTGCTGGTAAGGCACTAAGGGTTGCTGGAAAGGGTGCTGCTGAATTTGGAAAAGGAGTTGTATCGGGTGTAAAGACAGTAGGTAAAGTTGCAAGAGATGTTCGCAGAGTTGTTGGAGAAAGTGAGGAAATGGAACTTGATGAAAAAACTTTGACTGATGCAGAAACTGCTAAAAAGGAAGAAATTGTAAAATCTATGAAGAAAAATCTTCCTGGATTTAGAGCAAGATATGGTGACAGGGCAAAAGAAGTAATGTATGCAACTGCCACAAAACAGGCAAAAAGAGTTGCAAAGGAAGCAACTGAAACTGCACCAACTGCTACTCAGCAAGAAAAACCAGATCCTGCTCTGGCAGCAAAAAAGAAACAGGAAGTCTCTCTTCAAAAACAAATTGAATTAAAAAAGATTCAAATGTTAAATAAGGGAGTTTCTCTTACTCACGAAGAAACCGAAGTTGCTCCTGCAGCAAAGGCATCTGCAGAACGTGCTAAAAGATCCGATTTGGTTGGAATGGCAATTCAAAGAGATCCAAAAGCATATCAAAGAGCACTTAAGCAAATGGCAGTAGATAGAGAGAATCAAAGGAAACGTGCAGAAAATATTAGAAATAATCCTGTGTGATTGTTAAAATTCGGTAAAATTCCTAAATAATATTGTTGTAATAGGATTCTCAAAATGGCTAACGTAGTAAATCTTTTAAAACCAGTCTTGATTCAGTTTATGAATTCCTGCCAGGTAAAGAAACTGGTTGTGGATCTGATTGATCGTTATGTCGCAACAACCGACAACGATATTGATAATGTAATTGCCTCAACAGTAAGAGTAGCTCTTCTCAAGAACTGCAAGTGATTAGTTGTTTAGTAGCAAATTGGGGAATAACAGTAGTCCTTGGATTATTGTTTTCCCTTTCTGAATATCTTGGACAAAATAAAAAAATAAAGGCAAATACTGTCTATCAGTTCATAAGAAATATTTTACTGGTTCTTTCAAAAAACAAAGAGACCTCTAACTAACGAGGTCTCATTTTTTTATAAATACTTTTTAGATTAACGAATTATAGGTAAAAAGAATGGCACTCTGGGGCATTTCCACAGCATCTGAAACCGCAGCAAATAACTACGCTATTCCCAAACATCTGTCTGAGAATGATAGAAACAATACTCCTTGGAATTGCTTTGCAGATGTGCGTGGATGGGTTTATAGAAGATACGGTACTAACGAACATTCTGGTATTTCATCGTCGTATTATGATGAGGTTCTAGTTCCAGTTGCTGGACTTAATAGTACTACAGCAATCGGTGATGTTGGTGGAACTGGTATTGGAACTGCTGGTCCTGTTGCAGTCTTCTTTGAAGATCCAAATAGATCCTCAAGAATTGCCATCGGTGGTGGAGCAACTACTGGTATTGCTACCAACACTACTGGGTATATTCACGTTGTATTCAATGAGTTTGTTTTTGCAAGTGCTGGTGCAACGATGAGAATTCGTACCTTTGATGCAAATAATGCAAACGAATCCACAGCAATCGTTGCAACTGCATCATCATCAGGATCCACTCAATATGCCTGGTCATCAACGGCTGCTCTGCACGGATCACCAGATGTGTTTACAAACTTTAATGGTCAAGTTACAAACAGAGTATCATTTGCATTTACTGCACCAAGTACAGTCCTTTCTGCAAACGTTGCAATCTCAACAACATTAACCACATCGGGACAAACTGTTGCGATTGGTGGAACTAATATCTTTGTTGATTCAGTAGCAGGTGTTGCTATTGGAAGTTCAATTCGTGTTGGTTCGGCACTGACTAACGTTCCTATTGTTGCTGTCGGAACTACTTCTGTTCAGATTGGAACTGCAAGCACTGTTCCTTATACAATTGTTGCAGGTCTTGCTGTTACATTCAGTACTTTTACAAGAGCAACAAAACTGTCTATTGATATTCCATCTGGATTTATTGGAGTTATCACCGATGGTTCAAATGGTGTTGGTGTAATTAGTTCATTTACCTCACAATTTGGTGATGTTCTTCTTCGCAATGTTGGTGGTGCAGGAACTACTGGATCAGTTGGTATCGGAACATCTACACTTACTACTGTTGCTTGATACTAAATGATTTTTAATGAGTTGAATGAGGACAATTTCCTCTTGTTTGCTATTAAACATTATGAAAATCCTCAGGCAGTAACCAGAGAAGATTTTGATAAGGATTTGAATCATTTCAAATATATCAAAAGACTCTTGAAAAGATATAAGAATAATGGTGAGCTAAAAACTCACCTTCTTCTTAACCATTTTATTATTCTTTATAATGTATTTGGTGAAGCAACTACACCTATGCTCTTCTTTAAAATTGAAAAAGATCTTTGGTCTTCAATGAAAAGTTTTGTTATATTTCTTGGAAGATTTCCAGAGTATCCAAAATCTTCAATTCACGATATTGAAGTTGATGTCAATTGTCTTTCCAAACTCTACAAAATCTACAATGGAAAAGAAGAAACTTGATTGGATAATTAATATTGTTAGAGAAGAGATGATGACGGCAAATGCTACCGGTCAATCTGGGGGATTTGGTGCAGATCCTCCTGCTGCTGGACCAAGAGCAGGAATATCTCCTGTGATGGGTATGATTAAAAGAAAGAAACCTCAGATTAAATTACCACCTGGTTCTCGCAAAAGATGGATGATTGATAAATAATTCTACCGACTTATATTTGCAAAGTGCTTTTCACTTAAACCCATACTTTGCTCTAGAACAATGTCAGAAGAAATCGTAAAAGTTGCTGTACTAGAACAAAAGTTTGCTGACTTTGCAAATATAGTCAACAAACTGGATGATGCTATTCAAAAATTAAGTGAAGTTAATACAAATGTAATTAAGATGCTTGCAGTTCACGATGAAAAAATTGAGTATCAGCAAAGAACTGATGACTTACTTCTTAAAATGATAGAACATCTGAAAGAAGAGAATGAAAAGGAGCATCAAAAATCTGGAGAAAGAATGTCTGATTTGGAAGATAAAGTGTCTGAAATTTCAAAAATCAAATGGATGACTGTTGGATGTGGAATTTTATTGGCAGTATTAACGACTGCTATTTCAACACTTGCCTCCGGATGGTGGACTCCAAGTGAAATGCATCAAATAAGAGATGATCTTCGTCAACAACCATCATCACCCAATCTTCGTTAAAAATAAATAAAAGAGTGTTGGTATTCTCACCAATGAAAACTCAAAAGAAGACAACACTCTATTCTCTTCAAAAACTTACCAATTCTGTCATCAAATGGACAGGAATAATTACCAGTTTCTGTATTGACAAAATAAGATAACCTGCTAAACTGGTATTATTGATTATTTGTTTTTATGGATTTTGTTGACGTTAAGTATATAAATTTGATATCTTCTCGCCTTCAAAAATTTAAAAAGGTAAAGAACAATCTTTATAATTTTCGTTGCCCTATTTGTGGAGATTCTCAAAAAAACAAGAATAAGTTGAGAGGATATCTTTATCAGGTTAAAAATAACACTAATTTTAAGTGTCATAACTGTGGTATAAACATATCATTTAATAATTTTCTAAAACAACTTGACATAGAAATTCATAAGCAATATTCTTTTGATAAATTTAAAGAAGGACATACTGGTAAGAATTTTACAGTAGAAGAGCCCAAATTTGAATTTAAGGTTCCTGAGTTTAAACCAAAACTTGATTTACCCAAAGCATCTGAAAATCCAAGTGCATCTGGATATTTACAGGGTAGAAAATTAAATCCAAATAAATTTTATTATGCCGAAAAGTTTAAGGAATGGACTAATTCTCTTAAACAAACCTTTGAGAGTACAAAGTATGACGAACCGAGGATTATCATTCCCATCTTTTATCAGAACTCTCTCATAGGATTTCAGGGAAGAGCAATCGGTCCAAACAAGGTTAAATACATTACTGTGATGCTTTATGACGATGCCCCAAAAATCTATGGACTTGATGAAGTTCAAAAAGACAAAACTGTATATGTCACCGAAGGGCCATTTGACTCCACTTTCATTTCAAACTCTATTGCTTTGTGTGGCGCTGATGGTGATGTCAGTAAGTGGGGCATTCACGATTGTGTTTGGATATATGATAACGAACCACGTAATTCAGAAATCCTATCAAGAATTTCCCGTGTTATCGAAATGGGACAAAAAGTTGTCATCTGGCCTTCGACAATAAAAGAAAAGGATATTAATGATATGGTTCTTTCTGGACAAAATGTTCAGAAAATGATAGAATTAAATACATATTCTGGACTAGAAGCAAAACTAAAATTCACTACTTGGAAAAAGATATGAGTAACGGTCTTAAAGTTAAAAAGCGAAACGGGCATGTTGAGCAAATAGATCTTGATAAAATGCATGTGATGGTTGATGAGGCATGTAAGAATCTTCCGGAGTTTCTGCATCACAAGTTGAAATACAATCTGGTATTCAATTTTATGATGGAATTACTACATCAGAAATCCAGGAGATTCTGATTCGTTCTGCATCAGATTTGATTGATTTGGAGCATCCAAATTATCAGTTTGTTGCTGCCCGTCTACTTCTTTTTTCAATTCGTAAGCAACTTTATGGGAAGATGCAAGAACTTCCTCATCTTGAAACTCATATAATGGATTGTGTTTCTGCAGAAGTCTATGATAGTGACATTTACAATAAGTATTCTAAGGAAGAAATTGAGTCTGCAAACGCTTTTATTCGGCACGATAGAGACTATTTGTTTACCTATGCAGGTCTTCGTCAGGTAGTTGATAAGTATCTTGTACAAGATCGTAGCACTGGTGGTGTATATGAGACTCCACAATTTATGTACATGATGATTGCTCTGACAATATTTGCAGAGTATCCTAAAGAAACCCGTCTTTCATACGTCAAGAGGTATTATGACGCAATCTCAAGGCACAGAATCAACATTCCAACACCAATCATGGCAGGGGTGCGAACACCCCTTCGTCAATTTGCATCTTGTGTTCTCGTTGATGTTGATGACACCCTCGATAGTATCTTTAGCAGTGATATGGCTATTGGCAGGTATGTCTCACAGAGGGCTGGTATCGGTATCAACGCAGGTAGAATCCGTGGTATCAACTCTAGGATCCGAGGTGGAGAGGTACAACACACAGGCGTTATCCCCTTCCTTAAGAAGTTTGAGGCAACTGTCAGATGCTGTACACAGAACGGTATCAGAGGTGGTTCTGCTACAGTTCATTTTCCTATCTGGCACCAAGAAATCCAAGACATTCTAGTTCTTAAGAACAATAAGGGAACAGAAGATAATCGTGTTCGTAAGTTGGATTACTCTATTCAAATTTCGAAGTTATTCTATGAAAGGTTTATTCAAGATGGTGAGATTACGCTTTTCTCCCCACATGATGTACCTAGACTTTATGATTCTTTCGGAACAATTGAGTTTGACTCTCTTTACGTTGGATATGAAAACAATCCGTCCATTCCGAAGAAAACTGTCAAGGCACAGGAACTCATTCTTAGTCTCCTCAAAGAACGTGCTGAGACGGGTCGTATCTACATCATGAATATTGATCATTGTAATTTTCACTCATCCTTCAAGGATAAGATTGAGATGAGCAATCTGTGTCAAGAAATCACTCTACCGACATATCCAATTCAACATATTGATGAAACAACAGGTGAGATTGCTCTTTGCATTCTTTCTGCTATCAATGTTGGTAAAGTAAAATCTGATGATGAACTGGAAGAACTATGTGAACTTTCTGTTCGTGGTTTGGAGGAGTTGATTGACTATCAAAAGTATCCTGTGCTTGCTGCAGAAGTTGCCACAAAGGCACGTCGTTCTCTTGGTGTAGGGTTCATTGGATTGGCTCATTATCTTGCCAAATTGGGATTCAAATATGATTCTCAAGAATCCTGGGATGCGGTTCATGGGCTTTCAGAATCTTTTCAGTATTATTTGCTAAAAGCATCCAATCAAATTGCTAAAGAAAAGGGGCATTGTAAATATTTTGGACGCACCAAGTATTCTGATGGTATTCTTCCTATTGATACCTATAAGAGAGATGTTGATGAGATTTCCTCTGTGCCTCTTCAACACGACTGGGAGGCACTCCGAGCATCTATCCTAGAACATGGACTTAGGCACTCCACCCTGTCGGCACAGATGCCATCAGAGAGCAGTTCTGTCGTCTCTAACGCAACCAATGGCATCGAACCACCCAGAGGATTTCTTTCAATTAAAAAGTCCAAGAAAGGACCTCTGAAGCAAATCGTTCCACAGTATCAAACTCTTAAGAATAATTATACTTTATTATGGGATATGAAGAGTAATGATGGGTATATTAAAGTTGTTGCAATGATGCAGAAGTTCTTTGATCAGGCAATTTCTGGTAACTGGAGTTACAATCCAGAGAACTATCCTGACAATGAAGTTCCAGTTTCAATTATGGCAAATGACTTCTTGACTACATACAAGTACGGGTGGAAAACTTCTTATTATCAGAATACCTATGATATTAAAACTGATGAAGTGGAAGAAGAAAAGAAACCCATTTTAACTGAGTTACTCAATGAGTTAAGTAAAGTAGATGAAGGAGAATGTGAGTCCTGTGCAGTTTAAAATTTCTTCCGCAGAGGAGCATCAGATGCAAGTCAAGGGAATGACGGTCTTTAATACTGAAGAAGTTGACACTAAAAAACAACCCATGTTTTTTGGAAAACCTTTGGGGGTTCAGAGATACGATTCCTACAAGTATCCTATATTTGAAAAACTTACTACTCAACAACTTGGATATTTTTGGAGACCCGAAGAGGTGTCTCTACAAAAAGATAGGGGTGATTATCAAACTTTAAGAAGTGAGCAAAAGCACATTTATACCTCAAATTTGAAGTATCAAATTATGCTAGATAGTGTTCAAGGTAGAGGTCCAGGATTGGCATTTTTGCCATACTGTTCTCTTCCAGAACTGGAAGCATGTATGACAGTGTGGGAGTTTATGGAGATGATTCATAGTCGCTCTTATACCTACATTATTAAAAACATTTATTCAAACCCTTCTGAAGTGTTTGATACAATTATTGGTGATGAGCGCATTCTAGAACGTGCTAAGAGTGTTACAGAATCATATAATGATTTTATACAATCAGCTCAAGAATATGGATCATCCAATGCCTGGGTGCATCAACTTGAAGGAGTTCCCTTAGCCAAAGATACACTTAACGATGTTAAAAGAAAACTCTATAGAGCAATTGCAAATGTTAACATTCTTGAAGGTATTCGGTTTTACGTTAGCTTTGCTTGCAGTTTCGCCTTTGGCGAACTTAAGCTTATGGAAGGATCAGCTAAAATTATTAGTCTCATCGCACGAGACGAAAATCAACATCTAGCACTTACTCAGAACATTCTGAATAAGTGGAGAGAAGGTGACGATCCTGAAATGCAGAAAATTGCAAAGGAAGAAGAAGAGTGGACTTATGCAATGTTTGATCGTGCTGTGAACGAAGAAAAGAAATGGGCAGATTATCTGTTCAAAGATGGAAGCATGATTGGATTAAACGATAAACTTCTTCAGCAATACGTTGAATGGATTGCAAATCGTAGATTGAAAGCAATTGGACTCAAACCAAAATACGATATTTCCGCAAATAACAACCCCCTTCCTTGGACACAGCACTGGATTTCCTCTAAAGGTCTCCAGGTGGCTCCTCAGGAAACCGAAGTAGAAAGTTATGTAGTTGGTGGAATCAAACAAGATGTGAAAAAAGACACATTCAGTGGATTCAAACTCTGAATCCGTTATAGATAGGGAAGAGAAATCTTCCCTATTTTTTTATGATCGACATCACAGATATTTACGCTTTAAAGGCAAAAATTTATAAACTTAAACATAAGGTTAACGAAGAAATTGTTTTTTCAAATGATAAATTAGTAGTCAATAAATATCTGAATAAAGTGTTAGATTATATTGATGAGTTACGATAATCCTTGGATATATAATGGAAAACTTTTTGACTCGGATCAAATCCAAGATTACTATGGGTTTGTATATCATATACGAAATAACCATAATCACCGCTGTTATATTGGTAGAAAGTACCTATGGCAATTTAGAACGCCGAAAGGAAAAAGTAGAAAAGTAAAATCAGAATCTGACTGGAAGAATTATTATGGATCTTGTCCGGAACTTAAAGAAGATATTGAAAAATATGGCAGAGAAAATTTTAGTAGAACTATCCTGTCATTACATAAAACAAAGGGCAAAACAAACTTTGAGGAGACACGACAACTCTTTGCAAACAATGTCCTTACGGAAGCACTTGACGACGGAGTACCAGCGTTTTATAATTCGAATATTTTGTCAAGATACTTTAGAAAAGATTACTTTGATAAGTAACTAATATGAATTTTTTGGGACTGATAAAAAAACTTGTAAAACTCTTGACAACCAAACCAAGTGCTCCTATAGTAATAGAGGCAACTCCCAAATATATTATTATGGCAACAAAGATTGAACCAGTAGTTCAGGTACGTGATTGGGCAATTGAAAGAATTCAATCTGCGGAAAATTATGAGATTGCGGTTGCGATTTCAGAAGAATTTTTAGAGTGGTTGGATCCGGATGATACCGAAGAATTGGAGTATTTTTCTTTGGAAATGGTGGAAGATTATGGGGATCAGGAAATTGATGTAAAATGAGGATTCCTTGACAAATCCTAAATAATCACTTATAATGTTTAAGCAATCTTTAAAGATTGCTTTTTTAGTATGAGATTTTGAGTGCGATTAGAGCCGTGGAAGATGCCCTTCGAGAGTTGGGTATACCCCTCTTCTATACGGATGTAGAGTTCTATTTTTTTAAATGCGTTTATTCAGTTTACTTCTTGCTTTTGGTTTTGTCGGTGTAGCACCCGTAACAGCAAAAGCAGCATCCCCGGCAAGTTCATGCAGTCTTGCTTCTAACTATGGTGTGGGGGATGGATATAATGGGCAGACAACTGCCAATGGCGAAAGGTTCAATGCATACGGTTATTCGGTAGCACATCGTTGGCTGCCATTTGGAACCAAACTTAGAGTGACAAATCAGGCAAATGGTAAGTCAGTGGTTGTGCGTGTAAATGATAGAGGTCCTTTCGTTGGAGGAAGAGATCTTGATCTGTCCTACGGGGCGTTTGTGGCAATTGCGCCTCCAGGACAAGGAGTTGCTAACGTCTGTTATACTCCTGCCTAACAGACAACTAGGGGAGGTTTATTGCCTCCCTTTTTTGTATATATAAACACATACCTATATTAAAGGAAAATTATGTCAGAAACAGTACAACAACTCACAGATGCAGTTGCAGCGTGGCAAGTTGAGGATGAAAAGTTTGTTGCAGGAAATAATTCTGCAGGAACTCGTGCTCGTAAAGCACTTCAAGAAATTACCAAACTTGTAAAAGAACGTCGTAATGAAATTACTGCGGAAAAGAATTCGCGCAAGGAAGCATCGGCTGGTTGATATATATGGGGAGATACACTCCCCTTTTATGGAATTTAATTTTCAATTTGGAAAGAAACCAAAGACTATTTTTAGATATGCAATCATTGGAGTAATATTTACTTCTTTGGTGACCGGAGTATCTCAATGCACTCATATTCCAGAAGAGAAGATTTATGATATAGTGGATCAAGTTCAAAGAAAAATACCTGGAAAACCTTTGAATGATTATATTATCAATGATCCAGTGCTCTTGGATCGTAGAGTGCATCGGGATGTTGACAGAGCAATCGCAGAGTATGAACGCTTGACGGGCGACGATGGGAGTGCTATGATAAGGAAGCCGAAGTTGGTTGAGATACCACCAGACGGTAGCAAAGCACAAGAACTACTTGGTGGTGAAATGCGTCTTTGTGCTCCTTGGGTTGACGACTGCCCTAAGGAGTGAAGTGTTAGAGTATTATAAATAACTACAACTACTCTAACTACTATGAAGTCTAATTGTTTAACTTGTGGTGAAGAATTTTCTTATAAATCTTCTCAACAAACTGGTAAGTATTGCTCCAACAAATGTCAGCAAGAATACCAAAAAAACAAAGTTGTTAAAGAATGGAAGAATAATTCTATTACTGGTGTTAAGACAGGTTATCGCTTGAAGTCGGCAATACGAAATTATATCTTTGACAAATATAATCATCAGTGCTCTTCTTGTGGGTGGAATAAAGTAAATGAATCTACTGGCAAACCTCCTTTGGAGGTAGATCATATTGATGGGGATTGCTCCAACAATAATGAAGAAAATCTACGATTACTTTGCCCCAACTGCCATTCATTAACTTCTAATTACAAAGCACTCAATAAGGGAAATGGTAATAGAAAAAGGTTAAAGTATTTTGGACTCATTTAATGGGACATTAACTCAGCCTGGTCAGAGTATCCGACTTTTAATCGGTTAGTCCTGGGTTCAAATCCCAGATGTCCCACTTGACAATCAAATCCATAACTGGTATGATTGTTTTATGTCTTGGTAGCTCAGATGGATAGAGCCACTCACTTCTAATGAGTTGGTCGGGGGTTCGAGTCCCTCCCAAGACGCTTGACAATTCGGAGTTTATCTCTTATAATTGTCTCATTGCGAAATTAGTTCAGTGGTAGAACGCTATCCTTCCAAGTTAGATGTCAGGGGTTCGAGTCCCCTATTTCGCTTTATAAATAAATCAAAAAGATAATGGACGAGTTATACGAATTACTTCATAATACACAGACAAGTCTTTTTTGTTTATTTCAGAAGACTTGGGTATATCATTGGAATGTTGTGGGTTCAGATTTTTATCAACTTCATACAGTTTTTGGTGAACAATATAATACGATGTTTGAAGAAATTGATAAACTTACTGAACATATGCGTTATCTGCGTATGAAAGCAATTGGACCTATCAGTAGAGTTGTTGAAACTTCAGAACTTCCAGAAGCAACAAATGCTCCTACTGCGGAGTCAATGATTAGTCAATTACTCTCTGATAATAAAAAATTGATTGAAATGCTAACCAAAGTATCAGAATCCGCAGATGGACAGAAGTTATATGCAACTTCAAATTTGGTTCAAGGAATTATGGAAACTCACGGTAAATTTGTCTGGATGTTGAGATCATTTTTAAAAGAGTAGAATTATGTTAAAGATAAGATGTAAAGAATGTAATGTTGAGTTGATAGCACACCCAACTCAAACCAGGTGTTGTGGATGTCCGAATATGGCAACACTCAAAGCAGATAAAGTTTCTGCTCTTGACTTAACCAAGATTGTTATGATAGAATCAAACAAGGAAAATAAAAAATCCAGTGTTCTTACCAATGAAGACATTGCTTGGCAAGAGGCAAGAAGAAATCGTAAAGTAAGACGTTTGGATTTTGAGATTCGTTGAATCTCTATATGGAGAGAGTCCGGTTGGTCGAGGACACCGCCTTGAAAGCGGCTGGGTGTAAAAGCTTCGCAGGTTCGATTCCTGTTCTCTCCGCTTTTCCTAAATAGGATAATCTCTAATTTTTATGGACGACAGAACTCGGGAGAACTGGCAAAAGATTAAGGATACTATGGAGGCATCAGGAAACACTAAAAACATGTTCTACAAGAGAGCTTGTGAAGTAATGAGAACTGGTATTGATCCTATGGAAAAAATGATGGGTGGTAAAAAATAATCTAATATAAATATTTGGTAGATAAGAATATTCTACCAAATATGAAAACGCATAAATGTAGTCATTGTGGTGAAATAGATTCGTCAAAATTTTATGGACATAAAAAATCTATATGTGGTGCATGTCACAACAAATATACATTGGAGTTGGGGAAGAAAAAAAGAAATTTTATTCTAGAACAAATGGGAAGTAAGTGTATTTCTTGTGGATACGATAAATATTCATCAGCACTTCAGGTTCATCATTTGGATCCATCTCAAAAAGATGCTAAATTTCACGGAATTCGTGGATGGAGTCACAAACGCATTCTTGACGAAATAAAAGGATGTGTGCTATTATGTGCTTGTTGCCATTCAGCAGTTCATGATAATCAACTAATTCTTCCGAATATCGCCTAACTTGGTCATGGCACCTGCTTTGGGAGCAGGAATAATCTTGGTTCAAATCCAAGTATTCGGATTACCAGTTAGAATCCTGCATCTCGGACTTATAATAAATACACCTAATTATGCAAATCTACACAGTGCAAGAGTTTCAAGAAGACTTTGATAACCTAATCAATAGAGTTGAAAATGGAGAATCTTTTATGATTACTAGTGAGTATGGCAATGCAGTTATGGTTCCTTACAACACCTATGAAGAAGCGTATGAAAATATACGTTTCTTTGTAGATCACGACGATGCATGTTGATTATTAATGCTCCTTTAGCAATCTGGCGAATGCATGTATTTATTTTATAAATAGGTGTATGTATATCTTCATAACACAAATGATTAACTGTAAATCGTGCAATAAGGAAGTTCCACAACACCAAAGAAAAGGTGGAAGAGCAAAACTTTATTGTAATGAAACCTGCCGTCAAAAGTGGCGTTACAGAAATGATCCTTGTGTTATGAATAGAAACACTTATACCGAACAAAAAGAGAGAGCATATTCTAATAAATGGAAAGCTCTCCAATATAAAGGTGGTAAGTGTCAGCAATGTGGTGAAGATATACCTGCAACTCTATGCTTTCATCACAGAGATCCTTCTCAAAAAGAATTAAAACTTGATGGGAGATCTTTTGCTAATAGAAAATGGGAAACAATCAAGGAAGAAGTTGATAAATGCGACCTTCTTTGCCATAATTGCCACAATATATTTCATTATGGTGGCAGTTGGGGAGAGTTTCTACAAACGCTCGTTTAGCAATCTGTTTGATAGCGCCCTGCTCATAATTCGGCTAATGTCGGTTCGATCCCGACAAGGAGCATGGGACAGTTTCAAAACTGTCTCTCTTGACTTTCAATGTCATTTCTTCTATAATTAGTAGGTAATCAGTCAAAGCAATGTCTCTCATTTCAAAGTTCAAAAAAGAAGTCAGTACTCTTCGTTCTGCTGCGAACGGTGAAATTTTTCTTGATGTAAAGAATCCGAAACTTTACAAAAAGGTTTTTAGGTATTATCAAAACGAAGGTGTAATATTCTCAGATGATGCTCTAGATAATTATGATATTCTAATTGAATGCCTAGTTCAAGATCTTGAAACCGTTGGAGTATAATGTCAAAAGTTCTTCTTGAGCGTGAAGGATACCGTTTCGTAGAGAAAGGTATCATTGAATTGAACGGTATGCCAGATTACCGTATGCAAAAACAAGACTATTATACCAAACGTTGGAATGACATTTATCTATTTGATAATTCTATGCAGTGCTCTACTGCAATGGAAGATATTGAGTATGCCAAATGGTTAGATTCTGATGGCGTTCCTTGTTATATGGATCCCAATGATATTCTTGATTGGGATAAATAGTCTTGGGAAGACTCTAAACTCACCCTGGTCGGGAGTGTAAGCCCTTATGTCTAAGACAAGTATACTTCGTTACTTAGGCAATATTCTCCTCATAGTTGGTTATCAAACTATGTTGTGGGGAGATTTCAAATATGGATTACTTGTAAAATGCGTTGGTGGTATTTTAACAATACCGTTCGCAGTGAAACTTAAACTCTATGATGTTTTGGTTCTATGTGGATTTTTTACCGTAAACGAGATAGCAAAGTTAGTTCATTTATTTTCTTAGTTTTCTAAAAACTAAGTGGTGGAGTCAAATATGACACTATTGTTTTCTTGCTTTTTTCAAGAGCAAGTGGTGCGGATGGGGAATTCTTTCTCCGCCTGGTTTCCAATTTCCAGTTAAAGAATTGGTGGCGAGCCTAAAATACCTAGAAGGAGAGTTGCATAAACTCTCCTTTTTTGGTATAATTTAAAAAAGTATTTTGCTTATGAAAGTTGCTTTAATTACTGGAATTACTGGGCAAGATGGATCTTATCTTGCTGAATTGCTTTTAGAAAAAGGATATGAAGTACACGGAATCGTCAGAAGATCCTCCCTTATCAATACTCACAGAATTGATGGGATTTATAATCGTCTTACTCTTCACTATGGTGATCTTACTGATTCTACGAACTTAGTTCGGGTCATTCAAAAAGTTCAACCAGATGAGATTTATAATCTTGGTGCTCAGAGCCATGTCAAAGTATCCTTTGAGATGCCTGAGTACACTGCTGATGTTGATGCTGTGGGTACTCTACGGGTTCTTGAAGCAGTTCGTCTTCTGGGTATGGAAGACCGTGTAAGAATCTACCAGGCATCTACAAGCGAACTCTATGGATTAGTTCAGGAAACCCCACAGAAGGAGACTACGCCCTTCTACCCACGCTCTCCCTACGGTGTGGCAAAACTCTACGGATACTGGATCACAAAGAACTATCGGGAGGCATATGGAATGTATGCCTGCACAGGCATTCTTTTCAATCACGAATCACCAAGAAGAGGGGAGACTTTTGTAACCCGTAAGATTGCCAGAGGTTTCAAGGCAATGTCTGAAGGTAAGCAGACAGTTCTTAGATTAGGTAATCTTGATGCTAAACGTGATTGGGGACATGCCAAAGATTATGTCGAAGCAATGTGGATGATGTTACAGCAAGATACTCCAGATGATTATGTAATTGCTACTGGAGTTCAATATTCTGTTCGTGAGTTTGTTGAAGAAGCTGCACCTTATTTTGGAATGAATATTGAATGGCAATTTACTGATAGCGGAACAGAAGTTGGAATTGACAAGAATACTGGACTTGTACGTGTAATAGTAGATCCTAAATATTTTCGACCTGCTGAAGTTGAATCTTTATTAGGTGATGCCTCTAAGGCAAAAGAAAAATTGGGTTGGGAACCTAAGATTTCATTTAAACAATTAGTTGAGGACATGTGTGTTTATGGGCAATAATGCTTTCTATAAAATAGAAAAATGTAGAATTTGTAATAATACTCACTTAGATACTGTTTTGGATCTTGGAAATCAATATGTTTCTGGAATATTTCCAAAAGAAATAGATCATGAAATGTATAATGGTCCATTAAAACTTGTTAAATGTAACGAAGTTTCTGGTGGATGTGGGCATGTTCAATTGGAACATACTTTTGATCTGCCAACAATGTATGGTGATGAGTATGGATATCGTTCTGGACTTAATTCCAGTATGGTACAACATCTCAAAGAAAAGTCTGAAAAAATTAGAGATTTTGTTGAACTGAAAGAAAAAGATCTTGTTATTGACATTGCTGGAAATGATGGAACATTCTTAGGATTTTTCCCAACCAATCTTAGACTTATAAGTATTGATCCAACTTCTAAAAAATTTGGCAAATACTTCAAAGATCATGTAAGCTATATCGCAGATTTCTTTACAGAAAAAACTTTCAGAACATTTTTTGGAACGGATACTGCTAAGTTGATTACTTCCTTTTCAATGTTTTATGACTTGGAATATCCCTGTCAATTTGCAAAAGAAATAAATTCAATTCTTGATCCTGAAGAAGGCATCTGGGTTCTGGAGCAAAGTTATATGCCAGAGATGCTTCGTGCAAATTCTTTTGATACTGTATGCCATGAACATCTTTCCTATTATGGAATGAGGCAATTAAAATATATCATGGATCATGCAGGCTTAAAAATTATTAATTTTGAATTTAATGATGTAAATGGCGGAAGTATTTCCATGATGGTTGCAAATAAAGGCAGCAAATACGAAGAAGCAACTCAAATGCTAAACGATCTTCTTCAGGAAGAATTAGATCTTAAACTGAATACCACTGAACCTTGGGATGATTTTCAAGTTAGAATTGATGAATGTAAAGATAAATTCTGGCAATTAATTAATTCATGTAAGGAAAATGGATTGAAGGTTGCTGCTTTAGGTGCAAGTACGAAAGGGAATGTAACTCTTCAAACCTGGGGAATTACTACAAATGATTTGGAAGTTATTGGTGATGTAAATCCCGATAAGGATGGATCATTTACTCCAGGAACTTGGATTCCCATTAAGAGTGAGGATAGTGTAATTAATGAATACGACGTGTTCGTTATTTTCCCCTGGCACTTTAAAAATTTCTTTATTAATAAATCAAAGTTTAAAGGTAAAAAATTACTTTTCCCACTTCCAAATCCCGAAATTGTAGATGTTTAATTATGGAAAAAAATTCTAAAATTTTTGTTGCGGGGCATAGAGGACTTGTTGGATCTGCAATTGTTAGAACTCTTACTGAAAGAGGATATACTAATATCGTCACTGCAACCAGGCAGGAAGTTGATCTACTCAATCAATCTCAGGTTGAGAATTTTTTTGAGAAAGAAACTCCCGAATATGTATTTGATGCTGCTGCTCGTGTTGGAGGTATTCATGCCAACAACCAGTATTCTGCAGAATTTGTTTATGAGAACATTCAGATTCAGACTAACCTAATTCATTATGCTTGGAAATATGGAGTTAAAAAATTCCTCTTCATTGGATCTGTCTGCATTTATCCCAAGTATGCTGAAGTTCCTGTAAAAGAAGAATCTCTTATGACAGGATATCTTGAACCTACTAACGATGCCTATGCTGTTGCTAAGATATCTGGAATTAAAATGCTTCAGGCATATCATAAGCAATATGGATTTAAGAGTGTCTCATTGATGCCATCAAACATTTATGGACCAGGAGATAATTTTCATCCAGAAAATGGACATGTCATTCCATCAATGATAACTAAGTTCAATAATTCTGATGGCAAAAAGATTGAATTCTGGGGTGATGGAACTCCTATGAGGGAGTTTCTTTATTCTGATGATCTTGCCGATGCTTGTTTATTTGCAATGGATCATTTTGAAAATGCCGAACTTATAAATGTTGGTTCTGGTTGTAATGTAAGTATTAAAGAACTTGCTGAAACTGTTGCTGCAGTTGTTGGATATACTGGCGAAATTGGTTGGGATACTTCTCGTCCAAATGGAACTCCAAATCGTCCATTAGATTATTCTAAAATGACTGAACTTGGTTGGAAACCAAAGCATAGTTTATCATCAGGACTTATAAAAGCATATAAATGGTTTGTGGAAAATACTTATTATGATACCTGTAAATAAATTTTTGGAGATGCCAAATGTATAATAGAATTTTAAATAGCGAAGACGTAAAAGTTTTTATTGAAACCATTCAAAAAGAAAACTATGTGCAAAAGTTTCCGCCCACAAGTCAATGGGATAAAGATTGTGCGATACTGAAAACTATGTCAGTATTGGATGAGATAAAAGAAATTGGCGAAACTTCTTTAAAAATAATTGACCTGGGTGCAGCTGCTGGTGCATTACCTCACATTGTATCTGAATGGGGCAATGATGTGATTGCAATAGATATGACTGATATGTATATTAGTCAAGTCTCTAAAAATACCTTAGTAAAAATGGTTACTGGAGATGTCTTCATTGAATTGAAAGAAATGGATGAGGAATCAGTAGATGTGATTACTGATGTATGTGCAGTAACTCACTTTGATTATAACTATACCGAAACAGTTAATAATTTGGGATGGAAAAAAGTATCTGACGATGTTTATAGAGTATTGAAGAAGGGTGGTCGATTTATAGTCTCCACAGATTGCGATGTTACAAATGAAAGGGGGCAATTTATTTCTCCAGAATCTCTCATTAATATCATAGAATCTTCTGGATTGCAATTAACCAGTCCTTATCAAAAAGAATATGAAGATACTGATTGCTATACTCTTTATAATGGTATGATCCTTCCAGTAGTGTGCCTTGCCTTTGAGAAAAAATGAAAAAAAAGTTTGCTGTTTGTTTTTCAGGATACCCTAGATTTGTCAAAAAAACTTTTGAAACTATAAAAGAAAATTTTTTGAATGGTTTGGGTGATTATGACATCTATGCCAATCTGCAATGGAATAAGGATTGGAAGACTACTCAAATTCACCATGCATTTAATGATACATTTGAGGGTGATGAACTACAAGATTTCATTGATATTTACACTCCATTAAATCTTCAAAAAATTCAAGTCAATAATCCCTTTGTATTTGATGTTTCAAACTACAATGTTTTATCCACTGACCCACATTTGTCTCAGTGTGATTTAGAATTGTGTAGGGACATTTACTATAGAACCAAGTCCCAATATCAGGGTATTGCTGATTGTATAAAAATAATTGATGACGTAAATGATTATGATTATTTTGTTAGAGTCCGAACAGATTTGATATTTGAAAAAAAATTAAATTTTGAAAATTTTGAAAGTGATGTTATAATTAATCAAAGTGGATATTGTGCTGGGTGGGACAGGCCTTTTTGTGATTGGTTCTTTATTACACCAAGACATCAATTGCAGTTTTATGATGACCTATCGAAAGTAGAAGAACATCATAAAAATGGTATTGTTGCTATGCACAGTTTAATTGAATCTATTGGAAACCCCTATGGAATTAAGCATCAAGAATTTAATATTGGAGTTCCACTATCAACAAATTATCTTGGCGAGTTACTTAAAAAAAGAAAGTAAGAGTATTTTATGAAAATAGCATTGTGTTTATCTGGGCAACCAAGATTTGTTACTGAGTGTGCTCCATCAATCCTTCAAAATCTTTGTGATGGATATGATGTTGATGTATTTGCTCATACCTGGTTTGATGAAGAACTTCTAAACAAACCATATAAAGTTGAAAATAATTGGCCGTCTCAGAGAATATCTCCTGATGCAGTTAATCAAATCAATGAGATATACAAACCAGTTTCACATAAAGTGGAACCCAGTATGAAATTCAAAGACCCCACAATTGATTATTCTGCATCATGGCCAAGATACTGTGGTTGGGGAGAACAAACCGAAGAATTTTATAATTTTATAATTAGCAATCAAATTTCATATTTTTATAGTCTGAATCAAGTTAATATACTTAAAAAACATCATGAATATAAAAATGGATTTAAGTATGATTGGGTAATCAAATGTAGGACAGATTGTATTGTACAATCTAAAATTGAATTTGAAAAATATGATCCAAACGTAATTAACTACACTGGAATTAACAATCAACCAGACGGAATGATTTGTGATTGGCTTGATTTTGGCGGATCCAAAGTTATGGACGTTTTGATGAGTGCTTTTTCTGTATATGATTTTCCACTTGGAAAATGTATTGGAGATAATAATGGAGCGTTTTGTCCAGAATTAGTTCATAGAAAAATGATTGATTTTTTTGGTATAGATAAACAACCACATCCAATTTCTGTTTCTTTGCCCAGATTCTAATAATTATGAATATTCTTATCCCAATGGCTGGTGAAGGAACAAGATTCCCCAGAGACACATATAAAGTTCCAAAACCATTGATTAATATTGATGGAGTTCCAATGATTCAAAGAGCAATAGAATCTTTGGGATTGGTAGGAACCTATCATTTTGTAATTAGAAAAGATAGTTACTATGATCAAGTATGTTCATTACTACATTCTATTTTTCCAAGTGTAAAGATTATCAGTGTTGATCAAACAACTGAAGGGCCAGCATCCAGTTGCCTTTTGTTTAGAGATTTTATTAATAATGAAGAAGAGTTAGTAATTGCAAACTGTGATCAAATTATGTGGTGGGATGCAGATCTTTTTCTTACAACTGCCAGGTACTACAAGTATGATGGATTGATAGTTACCTACAGTACCAATACCCCTAAAAATAGTTATGCAAGTATTGATAGGAACGGGTTTGTGCAAAAAATAAGAGAAAAGGAAGTTATAAGTGATATTTCACTAAATGGAATTCATTATTGGAGAAAGGGAAAATATTTTGTACAAAGTACAGAAGATATGATAGAATGTAATGATAGAGCACCTAATGGTGAATTCTATGTTGGCCCAACATATAATCATATGATTGAGAGAGGATTAAAAGTTGGAATTCACCATATCCCTAATTGGCAACATAATCCTGTGGGAGTTCCAGAAGATTTAGATTCATTTATGAAAAAGTCATGAACGTAACCCAAATTAAAGATTATGTGCGAGGATGGTTTATTGGAAACTTTGAACCTTCCTTATTGAAAACCAAAGATTTTGAGGTAGGATTACTTACACATAAAAAAGGTGAGTATTGGGCTCCACATTATCATAAAGAAAGTGTTGAATACAATGTCCTTGTTTCTGGAAAAATGACCGTTCAAGGAAGAGTGTTAAATAGTGGAGATGTATTTATTTTCCAGAAAGGGGAAATTGCTGATCCAGTTTTCCATGAAGATTGTACATTAGTTGTAGTAAAAGTCCCTTCTATTCCATACGATAAATTTGAGATTGAACAATGAAATTTTTTAGAAATCTAACACAAGTAGAAAGAAATCGTTGCGTAGTTGCAACATACCATATTGAATCATATAGTGAGATTGGGGATCTGCGAGATGCTGCCTGGAATCTTGCTATCGGCCAAAGTGTTGGCAATCCAAAAGTTCGTAATCGTTGGGAAAACGATGAATTATTTGAACTTTCATCCTGCGTCATATATGCAACAGAAGAAGAACTGACTGGGGTTTATTCTGGAGAAGTAAAGATTGGTTTTCCAAAAGTAAATACTGATTGGGAAGGTGATGGTATTTCGCATCTTCTCTGCCAATTGATGGGAGGTCAATTGGACATTGACGTGTTTAAGGCATGTCGTCTGAAGAAACTTGAATTTCCTACTGATGTAGAAGCACAGTTTCTTGGACCCAAGTATGGAATTACTGGAGTTCGTGAATTCACCAATCGTTATGATATGCCACTGTCTGGTGCTATTGTAAAACCAAAGACTGGTATTTCTCCACAAACTCTTTCCGAAATGGTGAAGGAACTTCTTGATGGTGGCGTGGATTTTATTAAGGAAGATGAAATTCTTGCCAATCCCGTGTTCTGCCGTCTTGAAGATCGTGTTGAATTAATTTCAAACATTGTCAATAATTGTGGTCGAAATGTCATATATGCATTCTGCATTAATGGCGATCATCATACAATTTTAGATCGTGCTCGTTTTGTTGCTGCCAATGGCGGCAACGGAGTTCATATTAATTTCTGGGCAGGACTTGGAGTTTATAACTCTATCCGTAAACTTGATCTACCACTCTTTATTCACTTCCAAAAGAGCGGAGATAAAATTCTTACCGATAAGAGACATGCATTTGGTATTGACTGGAATGTAGTCTGTGATCTTGCTGGACTGATGGGAGTAGATACAATTCATGCTGGCATGTGGGGTGGGTATTTGAGTGATGATGAAACTGAACTTCATCAAACTCTTGCAACACTTCATGGTAGAAATGTTCTTCCTGCATTAAGTTGTGGAATGCATCCAGGCATCGTGAATACCACTGCAGAGAAGTTTGGTACAGATTTCCTTGCTAACTGTGGAGGTGCTATTCACGGGCATCCTGGAGGTACATTATCAGGTGCTCTGGCAATGCGCCAGTCTATTGATAAAACTCCTGGTTCAGAGTTTCGTGCTGCTATTGATAAGTGGGGTTATGAAACTGATGGAGGATCTCTTCCTGAATGGGTTTTGGATTTTTAATATGAAAATTATTGCTCATCGTGGAAATCTCAGTGGGCATGATCCACTGAGAGAAAATAGTCCAGAATATATTGAGGAGGCATTATCCCAAGGATTTGACGTAGAGATTGATGTACGTTATAATAATGAGGATAAATGTTTTTACTTGGGACATGATGAACCACAGTATCCTGTGAGTTTATATTGGTTAAGCAAGTATAGAGAAAATCTATGGGTTCATTGTAAAAATTTAGAAGCACTTTCTGAATTTTCTAAAACCGCATTCAATTATTTTTGGCACGAAAGTGATTGTTATACTTTAACAAGTAAAGGTATTGGGTGGGTATTGGTAGGTAAATATCCTTATTCAAAATCTGTAATTGTTTTGCCAGAAAGTATTTCACTCTATAACTTTCCACATGGCATTGAATATATAAAAAACAGTTATGGAATCTGTACTGATATTCCACTTACATACAAACAAAAATTAACGGAGAATTGACTAATGAAATGGGAAACTGATCTTATTAAAGATATTAGAAGCAATACTGTGCATGATGATACTGAAGCTGGTATAAATCACTTTCTTCATATCTGGCCAGAGATTGGTAACGATCCTGGCGTATTGAATCCATTTGATGGAACAGAATGTAGCGAATGTAATAAAGAAGCATTGCTTCAGCAATTTCTTAAGGTTCGTGATAATTGTAAATCAATTCTTGAAATTGGAATTGGTAGAAATGGTGAAAATTCTTTTGCCCATGTATTCTTTAAAAATAAAAAAGAAGATACCAAATACATTGGCATTGATATCGAAGATCGCAGTTGGTTAGTTGATTATGGCGAAAATATTTTTACTATCCAAGGAAGTAGTTCTAATTACGATGAAAATATAGAAATTTTCAAAACCATGGGAGTAGAAAAATTTGACTTTATTTTTATTGATGGAGATCATAGCGTAAATCAAGTATTGCGTGATTGGGAATATTCTAATCTTTTAAATGACGGTGGAATTGTAGGGTTCCACGATACAAGTCATCATACTGGTCCATACCTTTTCGTGAGAAATCTGAATAGAGATATTTGGGATGTTGTTGATAATGCTTGCCCACAAGATTATGGGATTGGATTTGCAATTAAAAAATGAGCAACTTGCAAGAACTGAAGCAAAATTATAGAGTTATTATTTGGGGATTCAAACCAAACGAGCAAGGAATATATAAAAATACAGTTGGATATGTTTGGAATGGATTCTATAGGGGTTTCAAGGCACTAGGATTTGATACCTATTGGTTTCCTGATGAAGACTATGATCCAAATTTAGATTATTCTAACTGTATCTTTATTGCTGAAGCATGGGATAGTAATAATATTCCAATCAACAATACTTCAATCTATTATGTGCATTGTGCCTATGACCCAACAAAGTATGTTGGTAAGGTGAAGAAGTTTGTTGATATGAGATATAATCAAAAGTTCATGCGTAATCCAAATTATATCTTTGATCGCAATAAGGAAGAAGACGTAAAACTTGGCCCTTGCTGCTACTATCAAGAATCTACAAATAAAACTATTCATTTAAAGAATGGGCATGTAGATTATGATGTAGAAGACTTTGATAAAATTTATATTAATTGGGCAACTGATTTATTGCCCGAAGAAATGAATGAAGATGATATCTATCTTGATAGAGAAAATCTTGTAGTCTTTCTTGGAACAATTTATTATGATCAATATACTAACGTTCCAGAAATTGAAGAATTTGCTGAAGTTTCCAAGAAAAATAATGTAGACTTCTTAGTAAATCCATATTCATATGGATCAGATCAAATTTCTGTAAATGATTATATTGCCAATTACAAAAGGTCGTTATTTGGTTTAGATCTTAGAGGTAAAGATAATCGGGAAACTGGATATATTCCATGTAGAGTTTTTAAGAATGCAAGTTATGGTCTATTGAGCACTACTAATTCTGAAGAAGTTTATAAGGAAATGGAAGGGCATTGTGTTTATAATTCATCAATAACACAATTGTTTTATGATGCAATGGAAAAAAAATCTGATATTGAGTTTATTAAAAAGTCATTTAACTATGTAAAAGAAAATCATACCTATATTAATAGATGCTCAGATTTACTTAAAATTTTATGAAAGTAGCATTTTGTTTTGCAGGACAACCAAGAGATGTAAGAAATACTCTTGATAATATTAAAAAATCTTGGGGGACGCATCAAGAATTGGATTTCTTTTTTCATTCTTGGATTCCTGATGAGGAAGGTCCTTATAGAATAGATACTCCATCTGATGTATACACAAGTGATATTAATGACTATGTTTTGAGCGAACTGTCTCCAGTAAAATATGAATTTCAAAATCAAATAATTTTTGAAAATTTTTACCAGGATTCTATTCATTGGCCAATTCGTAGCATTAATATTCCAAATCCTTCTCAAAATATTCAATCATTCTTCTATTCAATTAAAAAATGTAATGAGTTGAAACAGCAGTATGAAATGGAGAATAATTTTACATATGATTGTGTAATTAGATGTAGATTTGACTACTTGTTCACAAAGGTGTATAATGTTAATGATTTTGATTTGAATTACCTCAACATAAAAAATGATTGTAAGCATACTGCATATGCAATCAACGATCATATTGCCCTATCAAATAGTAAGAATATGGATTTATATTCTACAACATTTGATAATATTCAAGACCATTATAATAAAGGAATAGAATTTAATACTGAGGTTATTCTTGGTTATAATGCCTATGTTAATGGGTTGGCATATCATAAAACTTTGGGAGATAATTCAGAATCATACGTTTCAACACAAAAAGAGAGGGCTGGAATTTACTCATGAATATTGCATTTATTGGTCCTGGCATTATGCCAATTCCTCCTGATGGATGGGGTGCGGTTGAAATGTTGATTTGGGATTATGCAACAGTTCTTGGAGAACTTGGACACACTGGTACAATTATTAATACTTCAGATAGAGTTCAAATCATTGAAGAACTAAAAGAAGAAGAATTTGATATTGTACATCTTCATTACGATGTTTTTCATGACATCATTCCAGAAATTTTAAATACAATTTCTGGGAAGTTAATTGTATCAAGTCATTATCCATATATTAATTGTCCAGATATGTGGTCTCGAGATAACTATAATCCCATAGTACAAAGTTATACTAAAAATAAAAACTTTCATATCTTCTCTTCAAGTCAAAAAGACATTAATACTTTTGTGAGATTTGGTGCTGATATAAATCGTTGTTGGTTAAGTAGATTGGGAGTTCACGATAATTCCTATCAATTTGATGAAAATGCAACATATGATCGCACACTTTCGTTCTCTCAAATTTGTGATAGAAAACGTCAATACCTCATTCAAGATTTTGATAATGTTGACTTTATTGGTAGAATGGAGCCCGGCAGATTTAATAATAGAGTAAACTACAAAGGAGAAATGCCAAGAGAAAAATTGAATACTGAAATTACTAAGTATTCTAATTTTACTCTTCTAAGTTCTGTTGAAAATACAACTCCATTGGTTGTTAAGGAAGCACTTATCTGTGGATTGGGAGTAGTAGTTTCTGAACAAGTATCTGTGGAATTGGATGCAAGTTTAGATTTTATTGATGTGATTCCTGAAGATAAAATTGAAGACCTTTCATATGTTCAGAATGTTCTGGAAAAAAATAAAGAATATTCTGTGAAGAACAGAAATGAGATTAGAGATTATGGAATTAAAACTTTTGGTCTTGCCAATATTTTAGAATTTGAATATGCTCCCAAGTTGCAATCATTATTATGAGAATTAGTATCATTGGCCCTGCAACCCAAATTCCACCAGTAGGTTGGGGTGCAGTTGAAAGTTTAATCTGGGACTATAAACTTTCATTGGAAAAATTGGGACATAGCATTCAAATTATAAACATTGCAAATCCAAATGAAATAATCCAGCATGTCAATCAATTTAAACCAGATTTTGTTCATATCAATTATGATGATTGGATTATTCTTTATCCATACATTCAATATCCTTGTGCAATAACTTCTCACTTTGGATATATTGAACGGCAGAATATGATGGGTGGGTATGTAAATATTTTTAATTTATTTCAAAATTATAAACCAAATATTTTTTGTTTGTCGGAAAGTATTAAAAAAGTTTATAAAGTCTTTGGTATCTCTGAAGATAAACTATTCGTTACTCCGAACGGTGTGAATCTCTCTGCATTTATAAAAACCAATGAACCAAAATATGCAGACAGAAGCATCTATCTGGCAAAGGTAGATTATCGTAAACGCCAACATTTGTTTCAGTCTATTGACAGTCTTTGGTATGCTGGTAATATTGCAGACAATAGATTTGATACGAATAAAAATTATCTTGGCGAATGGAACAAAGAACAACTTCATAATGACTTGACAGATTATGGTAATCTGGTATTATTGAGTGATGGGGAAGCACATTCTCTTGTGTTGATGGAAGCTCTTGCTTCTGGACTTGGTATCGTAATCAGTGAATTTGCAACAGCAAATCTTGACTTGGATAAAGAGTTTATTGATGTGATTCCTGAAAACAAAATTAATAATATTGAATATATTGAAAGTATCATAACCAAGAACCGACAGTATTCTATTTCTCATCGTGAAGAAATTTTTGAATATTCTAAAAACTTTGGATGGTCAAATATAATAGAGAATTATTATCTGCCTAGTATTGAAAAATTAATTAAAAGACTATGATTGGATTTAATGCTCTTGGTCAATTGGGTAGACTTGGAAATCAAATGTTTCAATTTGCTGCACTCAAAGGAGTTGCAAATAAGAACGGATACCAATACTGTATTCCTCCAAGCCAAAATACAGATGAGTGGAGATATCATCAATTGCTTGTTCCATTTAAGTTAGAAAGTGTTTCGCAATTGAATGTTCAATATATTGATGGTGACAGACCAACTATTATGGAGGGAACATTTGCATTTAATGAAAAGTTTCTTAACGAATGTCCTGATTGGGTTTCTATTCAAGGATTTTTCCAATCAGAAAAATATTTCAAACATATTGAAGATGAAATTAGATCTGACTTTACGTTCAAAGACGAAATCTTGGAACCTTGTAAAGAAATGATTTCTCAATTGGATTCTTCTCCGATTGCACTTCATATTCGTAGAACTGACTATATTACCAATCCAAATCATACTGCACTTGGATTGGATTATTATCAAAAAGCATTGGAGCAATTTGATGATGAATCAGTTCTTGTATTCTCTGATGATTCAGAATGGTGCAATCAACAAGAACTATTTTCTTCTGATAGATTTCTTATTGCTGAAGGAAATAGTAATTATGTTGATATGTGTTTAATGACATTGTGTTCTGGTCACATTATTGCCAACTCTTCATTCTCTTGGTGGGGTGCCTGGTTGGCAACAAACAATAGAGTTGTGGCACCTTCTGGATGGTTTAAGGGGTCTGATAATGAACATCTAGATACTAAAGATATTATTCCTGAAACTTGGACGGTGATATAATGAAAGTTGCGATTTGTTTTATTGGAACGGGGAAGTATTTGAATTTCCTTCCAAAATATTATGAAAATATTCAAGAGTATTTTCTTCCCAATAGTGAAAAGACTATTTTAGTTTTTACGGATGGAGAAGGAGATTTTCCTGAGGACGTTAAAGTATATCCACAAGAACATCTTGAATGGCCTTATGTTACTCTAACAAGATTTGGAATCATTCAAAAAGCAAAAGAAGAAATTGCAAAGAATGATTGGTTTGTCTTTATTGATGCAGATGCGTTAGTAGTTGATACAATTACTGAAGAAGAATTTTTTGATTATACGAAATCATTTTTTGGTGTTCATCATCCTTGCCATTTTCTTCAAATGCAACCACACGATCAATATCCAGGGGCATTTGAAACCAATCCACTATCCCTTTCACACATAACCGAGGTAGATGATTCGTCTGTTTATTATCAGGGATGTTTATGGGGAGGAAAAGTTCCTAATGTTCTTGAAATGATTGAAGAACTTGACGATAGAGTGAATAAAGATATTGAGAATAATGTGATTGCAATCTGGCACGATGAAAGTCATATTAACAAATTCTTTATTGAAGAAAAAGAACGTGTGAATATTCTTGGTCCAGAATATGCGTATCCAGAAGTATTTTCTGATCATTGCAAATTTGAACCAAAGATAGTACACTTAGCAAAGAACAACTCAAAATATCATGTTTGAATTAACTGATAGAAACAAAGCAGCATATAAACTCAAAGGTATTGGTTCAATCTATTACTTAAATCTTGATGGTCAACCAGAAAGACGCCAGTATATGGAAGATCAATTTAAATATTGGGAGATTGAAAATTATACTCGTATCTCTGCTTATGACGGTCGTGAAGATGATTTAAGTGATATTCTTACTGGTCGTTATCCCGAGATGATGACTTCTGGTGAAATTGGTTGTGTTACTTCTCACTTAAAGGCAATCAAACATTGGATGGAAACCTCCGATAGCCCTTATGCAATCATTATGGAAGATGATTGTAATTTAGATCTGATTAGATTCTGGAACTTTTCTTGGGATGATTTCTATGCACATATTCCTTATGATTGGGATGTGGTGCAAATTGCTATTATCTGTACAGGAGATATTCATGTTAAGTTGCACAAGAGATTTGTGAATGATTTCTCTACTGCTTGCTATCTAATTAATCGCCATCATGCAGAGAAACTTCTTAGGTTTCATACTAGAGGTGATAAGTACAAACTTGATAATGGAGTTAAACCTCGTCCTGTTGCAGATGATTTAATTTATAATACTGCAAATACCTATTCAATTCCATTACTTCTTTATAATATTAATCTTGGTTCTTCAATTCATCAGGATCATATTGATGCTTTTCATAAAGCAAATTATGAAGCACTATCAAATTTCTGGGCTCAGAATGGTGCAAACATTGACATCAAAGATTATATGGATTATGATCCTTATCTTGGGCGGATAACCGAAAATTCTGCCACACAATCCCAACAAGAGGGTTGACAATCTGGTTATCCTCTGTTATACTAAATAGGTTCTTGAGACTCCTAAAAAGTCTTTTAACATTTCACTTCAATAAAATTTATGATTACTCGTTCAATTCTTGCCGGTGTTGCCGTTATTGCAACCTCTGCTCCTGTACTTGCTGCTCCTGCTACCTATTCGGATTTGCAACCTACCGACTGGGCATATCAGGCAATTCAAAATCTTAACTCACGCTATGGATGTCTTGCTGGTTATCCTAACGGCACTCTTAAGCCTGGTGCTGATGCAACTCGTAATGAAGTATTTGCTCTGACAAATCATTGCCTGGATAACATCACTGCATTCTATACTGAAGCAGATGCTAAGTTGGCTGCTGCTCTTCGGGCACAAATCGGTGCTGTAAGCAACCGTGTAACCAAGTTGGAAGTTGCTGCTGACTGC